CGCGGCATGGCCCTGGGCGATGGCAAGCCCACCGGCGTCGGCCTGGTGCGCTACACCAAGGCGGCGTCCTGATCGGACAATGACACACGGGGGCGGGGGCAGCAATGCCTCCGCCCTTCTTATGGAGGATGAACCGATGCTAACTGAGACAAAACTGGCGCTGCGGATTACTACGGATGCCTATGATGCGGAGATCGCGTCTTTACTTGGCGCCGGAGCGCGTGATCTGACCGCTGCCGGGGTTGTGCTCCCTGGCACGGTATCCTTTGTCGTCACAAGCGAAGGCGTCCAGGACAACAGCACTTTGACGGATGAATTATGCATGCGTGCGCTGATTACTTACACCCGCATGAACTTCGGAAGCCCGGACGATTATGAACGACTTAGGAGCGCATACGACGATCAGAAAGTCACGCTGATGCACGCGCACAACTACACAGAATACTGGGGGCGGTGACAGATGATCAGGGCGACAACAATCAGTCTGATCACCGAGAACCGGCGCGCGCACGGTGTGCATGAAACAATTGTCGAGACGGTGCGCGAAGTCCTGGCTGAGCTCCGCAGTGTGACGAGAGCCGAATACTATAACGCCCTGAATGCCGGTCACCAGCCGGAGCTTGTCTTCAAGCTGACGCTGGACGAAGACTATCAGGGCGAGAGAATCCTGCGGTATAAGGATCAGATCTATCGGGTGATCAGAACATACCTGACAAGCGACGGCGGGATCGAGATCACAGCAGAGAGGGATGATGAGAATGGCACGGGCGAAGAAAGCGGCGACGCATGACGTCATTGATCGTTTGGTTGAGAAACTGAACGAGATTGAGGGCATCGAGTTCGTCCGGGATGCCTGGTTGAACAAAGCGCCAGATAACTATGGCGTTGTCGAGTTCACCGGAGACGTTAATCAGCTGTGGGCTGATGGCCATTTGGTCGATACTGTCTGGCGTGTGATCGTTTCGCTGTATGTCAAAGGTGACGATGACACCTGGCCGGGGAAGGTGCAGGCCAAGTTGGAAGACCTCGAGGAGGATGGGACTGTGGACACGACCCACACGATCAGCCGCGAGTTCGACTATCAGATCGGCAAAGTGCGCTGGACGTGGCAGGTGAGCCTTTATGGCGAACTGGTGCAACCTGAAGGCGTTGATGCCGGATGAAAATGATAACCAACGGGGTCGAGGGGCTGGAGCTTCAGCTGGAGCAGCTGGGTGGACGAGCTGCTGCAAAGCGGATTGTCGCGGCCGGGTGCAATGCTGCCATTAAAGTGCTCCAGACCAGGGCGAGAACCTATCACCATGTTGTGACGGGATCCATGCAGGAGCACATCGCCCCAGGGCTTTATCATGAGGACATCGACGCGTGCTGGCAGGATGTTTATCCGCAGGAATACGACAGCAGGGGGATCAGCAACGCGACCAAGGCGTTTGTGATCAACTATGGTTACGGTGGCCGTAAAACCGACAAGACTGGCGACAAGTTTATCACCGGGAACCATAAACCACTGGAGGACGCGGTCAGCCAAGCTATGGCGGCAGAAGCTGAGCGCATCAAGAACGAGATAATGAGGTGAAAACACTATGGCAAAGATCGGAATCAAGGGGCTGACCTACGCGCCTTTCACTTCCGGCGGTAATGGTTCGGCTATCGTGTATGGCACCGGTGTCAAGCTGGACGATTACATGATCACGGCCGACCTGAACGAGGAGCGGGCCGACGTTGATTTCTATGCTGATGATCACAAGATCGACGCCGAGAACAGCGTCACGGGCGTGAATGTCAGCCTGGAGCTCAGCAACATGACCGACGCGCTTGAAAAGGCGTTCCTCGGCCATGTTGAGGGTACTGGCAACGAGCTGAACGTTACGGATGCCGAGAGCCCCTTTGTGGGTGTCGGTTTCATCCGCAAGGAACGCTTCAAGGGTGACGTTTCCTATCATGGATTCTGGATTTATAAGGTTCAGTTCTCCAAGGAAAGCGACAGCACCAATACCAAGGGCGAGAACATCGACTTCCAGACGGAAACGGTGTCCGGCGACGCGATGGGCGTGCAGCTGACCGCTGACGGGAACACGGTCTATTATTCTCATCTGCGCAATGCGACCGAAGCCACTGTTCGTACCTGGCTGAACGGCAAGGCTGGCATCTCTTAATCATGATCAGGGGCGGGGGCAAGCCTCCCGCCTCTGGCTTTTTCTTCAAGGAGGAGTAAACAATGGCATCGATCACGATCAACGGTACAAAATATGACTTGCTGTTTGATATGTGGGCACTGGAACAGATCGAGCAGGAGTTCGGCGGTGTCAAAAAGATGTTTGCAAGCCTGCAGGGAGCAGAGGGTACAAGCCTTTCAAAAACAGTATCTGTTGTGTTCAGGATACTGGCGAACAGCGCACGGGATGCTGCCGGACTTGCGCCTATTGTGACAGGCGACGAGGTGAAGCATACACCTGTCGGGAAGGTTGTCGCGATTGTCAAGCAGGCAATCGAAGAGGGATCTAAGGCGGAAACCAGCGGCGGCAATGAGGCCGACGATAAGATCCACGACGAATACCTCGAGGAGATCGAAAAAAACGTGTGAACCGGCGTGAAACGCGAGCCCGTGAGTATTACGGCTACGCGCTGATCGCCGGCGTGCAGATAGAACAGGCCCGGCGGATGACGCCGGGCTGGATTGTTGATATGTTCAATATCCGGGCGAAATACGATGCCCGGTTAGCTGGCGCGAAACTGTGAGGTGACGGAGATTGGCCAACGGAGACATCAGGCAGCGGATTGTTCTGGAGGGCGAAAAAGAGTATAAGGCCGCTCTAAAGGACGCGCAGCGTAACCTGAAGACCTTGCGCTCCGAGCTGAAGGCCGAGACCGCCGAGCTTGGCGCAAACGCCACGAAACAGCAAGTAAATGCAGTTAAGGCGAAGAACCTGCGCAAGCAGATCGCTGAGCAGGAGAAGGTCGTCGCCCAGCTGCGCGAAGTGCTGGCCGAGGTTAATGAGAAGTACGGCGACAACAGCGAGGTCGTGGCCAAGTGGGAAACCTCGCTGAACAATGCTCGCGCCAGACTGGCGGAGATGAACAACGCCCTGACCGTGGCAAGCAGCAGCCTGAGCGATACTGCACAGAGTATGCTGGAGGTCAAGGGTTCAGCTGCTGAGGGCGTGATCGCCACGCAGAGCTTCGCCGAAGCGATCGGCGGGATCGCTGATGTCGCAAGCACGGTGAGCGACGGGATTGAGACGATCTTTACCGGGATGGTCGGGACAATCCGCTCGGCAATCTCAGAGCTGTGGGACGAAATCACAGAGCTGGCTGGTCGTGCGAACGACTGGGGCGACCTGGCGGGCTACTGGAACACCAGCGCGACAAATATCCAGAAATGGTATCATGCAGTTAGATCCAGCAGAGATGATTTTAACACCCTGACGTCTGCGGTAAACCGCATCGCGATGGGTGACCAGAAAAAGATCGCAGAGCTGACGAGCGTATCCGGCGCGCAGTATGCCGACCAGTGGGAATACGCCATGGCCGTGATGGACTCCCTGAGCGGCATGGACTACGACCAGCGGCTGAACGCCATGGGAGAGATTTTCGGCGAGAAGCGAGCCACCGGCGTGATGGATCTGGTCAACGACTGGGACAAGATCCGCGGACTGCTGGGCGAGTTTGACGCCGAAAACGGCGGCCTTGGCATGACCGAGGACCAGCTGGGCACCATGAGCGACCTGGCCGAGCAGGTGGATCACATTGCGGAGACCTGGAGCGCATTCAAGGATTCCTTCATCGCCGGTGCCTTCGGGCAGCTGTCGCTGGATCTGACAGGCAAGGCGCAGGGGATCCTCGACGCGCTGATCAGCTTCATGAACGCCGACAGCCAGGCCGAGCGGGATCAGGCGATCGCGGATCTGGAAAAGAACCTGACCGACTTCTTCACCCGGCTGGGCGAGGCGATCAGCGCCGCCGCCGAGAGCATGGGCAATGTCGGCGAGGAGCTGCAGGGCAGCGAGAACGGGGTCGTGCAGGTGATCGGCCAGGTGCTGACCACGCTGAGCGACCTGCTGAAGTGGTTCACCGAGGAGGGCAATGTCGATGCCGTGCTGAAGGGCATGGAGGCGCTGGCGGCCTTCTGGCTGGTGGGCAAGGGCGCAGGAATGGCGCTGAAGATCGCCGAGATGGTGGCCAACCTGAAGACGATCAAGGGCTTCGGCAACCTCCCCAGCCTCGGCAACACAGCGGCTCCGGCTGCGGGTGCTGCCGGCGGCGCAGCGACTGGCGGCGGATTCTTCAGCGGGCTGCTCGGCGGGATCGCGAAGGCGGCGCCATGGGCTGCCGGCGCTGCTGTGCTGCTGACGCCCAGCGGCGGGAATGCCGAGTGGAGCGACCTTGTCCGGGAGGACGGGAGCCTGACCCAGGCGGGGCAGGCTGCTCAGAACGCCGGGAATCAGTCGGGAGATCTCGGCCCGATCGGCGCGGCCATCCGGGCGATGAACACGATCAGCACGGAGCAGTGGGAGGCCGCCCAGGGCTATTGGGATCTCTTCCGCGACAGGAACAGCACAAACGAGGATTATCTGGGCCTGAAGGCAGCATTTGAGGGACAGGACGGGCTCTTCAATGAGCTGATCCGCCTGATGGCGCAGCTGGACGCTGACGAAGAGACCCGCGGGCTGGAAGACCTGCCCGTCAGCTGGTACGAGCAGCACAGCGGCGCGACCGGCGCAGATCTGACCGGGCTGCCGGGGCTGATCCAGAGCGCGGTGCGCACGGGCGCGGCGGACGGCGTGGGCAATATCGTGGTGACGCTGGACGGCGCGATCGTGGGCCGCCTGGTGGCGCCCTACGTCAGCCAGCGCATCGCCAGCGCGATTTGAGGTGATTAGATGATACTGCGGCACAGAGTGGCGCTCGACGGGGCGCAGCTGGACGAGGTGGACGACCGCATCGTGATCCAGGGCATCTCCGAGGAGGCTGGAAAGGATCAGCTGAGCGCGGTGAGCGTGTGGGGCGGATCCGGATCGCGCCTGACCGGCGGGCACCGGGACAGCCTCGACATCAAGGTGACCTTCGCGCTGCGGATCAAACCCAGCGACATGCCGGCGCGCAGCGAGCTTTTCGACAAGGTGAACGCCTGGGCGGCGAAAGCGCACCGGCTGCGCGGCGGCGCGTGGATGACCGTGAACTACAAGGAGAACCGGCGCCTCTTCGTGATCCTCGCTCAGGCGCCCGGCGCGGGCGACCAGAAAAACTGGGCGGGGAACTATGAGCTCACCTTCCGGGCTTATGGCGTGCCGTACTGGCAGGAGATCGAGCCGGACGGCGTGATCAGCCTGACGGAGGCCACGGCCAGCGGCAGCGGGCGGACGAAGGTCGCCGGCAGCGCGCAGACCCAGGCGGATGTGACGCTGGCGAACGTGAGCGGGATGCCAATCAACACGGTGACGGTGAAGGTCGGCGGGAATACGATGAAATTCGCCTCGCTGGGCCTGAAGGCGAAGGAGAGCCTGGTGATCGACCACCGGGAGGACGGGGTGCTGCGGCTGCGGATCCTCGCCGCGGACGGCGCATATCGCAGCTGCATGAGCGCGAGGAGCGCGAGCAGCGCGGACGACTTCACGGTGATGCCGGGGACGGTGAGCGCGTCCTTCAGCGCTGACCGCGCCTGCCGGATGACGGTGAGGATGCCTGGGAGGTTCGTATGATCGTTTTGAATGGGCAGACCCTGACGCCGGCGCGGCATTTCGTGCCCGAGACGGAGAGCCTGACCCTGACCGAGCGCGGGAGCACCGCGACCGTGACCCTGCCGGACGATGAGGCCGAGATCAATGTCGGCACCTGGCTGCTGGAGGACACGGAGCCGGGCAAGGGCACCGTGTGGCGGGTGAAGACCGCAGAGGAGCAGTACGACACGGGCACCCGGACGCTGACACTGGAGCACATCATCCACAGCCTGGAGGACGACGTCACCGACGCGGATCTCGACCCGAAGGCCATGGGCGGAACGGACAGCGGCGTGAGCGCCACGGCGGCGATCAGGAAGATCCTGAGCTACCAGAGCATCTGGACGCTGGGCGGGTGCGATTACGATGTAATCCAGCCCTACAGCTTCAATCGGGACACCATTTGGGAGGCGCTGGAGACGGTGTGCAGCGCCCTGGAGGACGCGGTGTGGGAATACGACCTGAGCCGCGTGCCATTCCGGCTGTACATCCGCCGGGCGCCCTCGACGCCCACCTGCGAGATGCGGCGGGGGCGGAACCTGACAACGCTGAGCGTGACCGTTGACCGCAACGGGCTGATGACCAGGATCTACCCCATCGGGCAGAACAACCTGCAGCTGCCTGAGAAGTACC